GCCGTATTCGTTCATGCACCACAAACCCACGATGATGGATGTGACGAGTGCGATTGAGCACACGATGTGTGAGATGACTTTGGTTGGTGTCATGGTTTCTCCTTGAGAGTTGTTGTATGGGCAGGATCGCCCCGTAAGCACAGCACGCTGTGCTTACAGAGTTGCCTCTTAGCGTATGATTATTGACATGGGGCGTTTGTTACGGCACGCCTCACGATATGCGTGGAACATGATTTGTCTGATGAGATTAAGTTTGCTTTTGCTCATGATGAACTCCTTGAGATTATTGATTGGACAAAGAATGAAACACCGCAAGAGCCTCGCCCTTGCGGTGAACTGGGAGATCGGGGACAAGTCCCCGAATGAGATTATTGAAACGAAACCGATGCACGCAGTTGCGTGAGCAATGCATTGAACTGCTTCTGTGTTAAGCCTGCGTCAATAATCTCGTTGGTGAGCTTCTTGACCAGCTTGGGTGGAACTTCAACGGCGTTACTCTCACGAGCACCACAGATGAATGTGACTGTGCGACCAAGTGCCTTGCGACAAGCCTCATATCCGCTTGCACTTGAGTCGAGCACTTGCTTGCCTGAGCCTGAGCCTTCGCCCGCAACAAGCTCTATTGACCACACGCTAGCGAACACAGGCAGAAGCAATGCACGAACACTCTCGTGCGACTTGCGACCATGTTGCTTCTTAAGCGCAATGCGTGCAATCTCCGCTTTCGCAGATGCGTCACTCTCTGACTTGATGGCGATGACATGACTTCTAGTTGATACTGACATAGTAACTCTCCTTGAGTTTGATTGGGGACTTGTCCCCGATTGGTTGTTGTGTCTCCGAGGGCGATCTCCCTCATTGACAACTCTAGTTTACAAAGTATGGGGGAAAATAAACTTCAATAAAGTCTGCAGAATGGCTATGGCGTTGACCCCACCATACCCCCATACCCCCAAAATAGAGCGACACAATGGGTAGGACATAAACACTGTTCCTCACCCGCAAATCCAATTTTTCAAAATCTCAAAGCCAAAACGCCACCCCCCACCCCACTATAAAAAATTTCAAAGACCAATGTCCAACGTTTGACATGGCCAATAAAAAAGAGCCCCGGTGTTTAGCCGGGGCGCAAGGAGGACTAATCCTCAAGGAGAAGCAACAGAACAAAAAATTTGCACCATTGCCGAAAAGAAGTGTACACTAACTGCAACGAGGCAACAAGTGCGACGCCAGCACTAACCTACGCAAAATGCTAGAACATCTTATTCACGGCGAGTTTCATCCAGAGGTGGTCGACGCCACAGCGGAGGTACTGTCTTTTGAAAAAGCAGACCCAACCACAATAATCGACGCCAAAGTCAAAACGGCTGAGTGGCTAAAGAATCTAGAACTGGAAGACGAAGCGATTGAGACCAAGGCGGAACAAGACGCGGCTCGTAAATCGTTTGCATCTCTTGTAACCGGCCAGCCTGTTGGCAATACACAACAAGCGCTAACTAATTTAAAAACCCCAGCGGCAGTCCAGCATCTGGTGGGAATGCTTACAGCCTACGACTGGGCGTTTGTGGAGCAGGCCAAAGAACTGCGCGGTTTTGCCGTAGCTAAGATTCTTGAAGAAGTCAAACACCCAGACGCGCGCATACGGCTCAAAGCGCTAGACATGCTGGGCAAAGTCACGGAAGTTGCGCTGTTCACGGAGCGAGTCGAGGTCAAGAAGACTGAGATGACGGACGTAGAGCTTGAAGCACGGATCAAAGACAAGCTCAATAGGTTCATGGGCGTGATTGATGTGGTCGATGTGTCTGAAGAAAAGTCAGATGAAGACTAAAAAGTTCACAACTCTTAGCAAACTTGAGCTAGAAGCAATGGCCAAGGCACTGCCGCACATGACGTTGGCAGAAAAGATGGAGCTCTTCCAAGACTTGGAGATGCGTGAAGCCCGCGCCAGCTTGCAGGCGGCCAAAACAAACATGTTGGGGTTCGCTCAGAGCGTCTATCCGGGCTTTAAGATTGGGCCGCACCACAGGAAGCTGGCCAAAATCTTCACAGATGTGGTCGAGGGCAAGAAAAAGCGCGTGATTATCAACATCGCGCCACGTATGGGTAAGTCTGAGTTCAGCTCTTACCTGTTCCCTGCGTACTTCCTAGGTAAATACCCTAATAAGAAGATCATCATGGGCACCCACACCGCTGGTTTGTCTGAAGACTTTGGCCGTAGAGTGCGTAATTTGATTGAATCGGAGGAGTATCGTGAAGTTTTCCCCCAAACAATGGTGGCAGATGACCAAAAGGCGGCTGGTAAATGGTCTACAAGCGCTGGCGGTCAGTACTATGCTGCTGGTGTCGGGGGCGCTCTTGCTGGTCGTGGTGCTGATCTGTTCGTTATTGACGATCCACACTCGGAACAAGACGTAAAAGCCAACTCACGGCTTGCTTTTGACACTGCATGGTCTTGGTTTCAGACTGGCCCCTTGCAACGCTTGATGCCCGGTGGTGCGATCATTGTGATTATGACCAGATGGTCGCTCTTAGACCTGACTGGGCGCTTGATTGACTACCAAGCTCGCAACCCAGAAGCCATTCCATGGGAAATTGTGGAGCTTCCAGCCATTCTTAACGAAGATCAGGACACGGAGAAGTCCTTGTGGCCAGAGCAGTGGCCACTTGAAGCGCTCAAAGCTACCAAAGCGTCTATTGAGCCTAGATATTGGAACGCGCAGTACATGCAGCAGCCCACAAGCGAGAACTCAGCCATCGTTGGGCGCAAGATGTGGCGAATATGGGAGTCTGAAGACCCACCGCAGTGCGATTACGTCATTCAATCGTGGGATACCGCGTTTGAGACCAAAAACAACTCAGACTATTCAGCCTGCACCACATGGGGCGTGTTCTTCAACGAAGAAGAGAAGGACGCGACGCAGATTATCTTGCTCGATGCGTTTAAAGACCGCATGACGTTCCCTGAACTTAAAGAAGTTGCGCTTAAGCACTACAAGGAGTGGGAGCCAGATGCGTTCATCGTGGAGAAGAAGGCCGCAGGCGCTCCGCTGATCCAAGAACTGCGGGCCATGGACATCCCCGTGCAGGAAACAAATCCTAGCCGCGGCAACGACAAGATGGTACGATTAAACGCAGTGGCTGATTTGTTTGCCTCTGGCATGGTCTGGGCACCAGACACACGCTGGGCACGAGAAGTGATCGAAGAGATGGCGGCTTTCCCAGTTGGGGAGCACGATGACTTCGTGGACACGACCACACAAGCACTGCTACGCTTTAGGCAAGGCGGTTTTATCACTTTGAACACGGATGCGAAGGATGACCCTGACTACTTCCGCCGCAAGTCGTACGCATACTATTAGGAACACACATGGCAACGAACATTGACAAAGCGCTGTACCAACAGCCAAAAGGACTTGAAGAACTGGCGCAGGACGAGTCTGCCATTGAGATCGAGATCGTTGATCCTGAAGCTGTCAAGATTGGCATTGATGGTATGGAGATTGAGATTGAGCCAGCCGAGCCGTCTGCTGAAGACTTTGACGCTAACTTGGCTGAGTACATGGACGAGAGTGCTATGGAGACGCTGGCCAGCGACTTGGCAAGCGACATTGAGCAAGATAAGAGCTCCCGCAAGGACTGGGAGAAAGCCTATACAGAAGGCTTAAAGCTCTTGGGTTTGCAGATGGAAGAGCGCACCGAGCCTTGGAACGGAGCCTCTGGTGTGTTCCACCCAATGATTACAGAAGCTGTTGTGCGCTTCCAGTCAGAGACAATCACCGAGACATTCCCAGCACAAGGCCCTGTGCGTACCAAAATTCTTGGTAAAGAGACACCGCAAAAGCAAGAAGCGGCTACTCGTGTAGAAGCGGATATGAACTATCAGCTTACTGAGAAGATGGTTGAGTTCCGTCCTGAGCATGAGCGCATGCTGTGGTCACTGCCAGCCACAGGCTCCGCATTTAAGAAGGTGTACTACGACCCAGCGCTTGGCCGCCAAGTATCGATCTTTATTCCTGCGGAAGACATGATCCTGCCATACGGCACATCGGACATTCAGACTTGCTATCGCGTCACGCACGTAATGCGCAAGACCAAGAACGAAATTTTGAAACTGCAGCAAGCAGGGTTTTACTGTGAAGTAGAACTGGGTGAGCCAGACAAAGTTGTTGGTGATATTCAGAAAGCCAAGGACAAAGAGACGGGCTTTAGTGATCTGAACGATGACAGGTTCACGCTCCTTGAGTGCCACGTTGACTTGGATATCAAGGGTCACGAAGACTTGGACGACGATGACGAGCCGACAGGCATCGCGCTTCCGTACGTGGTGACAATCATTCGCGGCACAAACGATGTTTTGGCTATTCGCCGTAATTGGAACGAAGATGATCCACTCAAACTCAAGCGCCAGCACTTCGTGCACTACCAGTATATTCCGGGCTTTGGAGCTTATGGCTTCGGGCTGTTCCATCTTATCGGAGGCTTTGCTAAATCCGCTACAAGCATCATGCGCCAGCTCATCGATGCAGGAACATTGTCCAACTTGCCCGGTGGCCTCAAGTCCAGAGGACTGCGCATCAAGGGAGATGACACGCCAATCGCTCCGGGTGAATTCCGTGACGTAGACATCGGCTCTGGCACCATCCGTGACAGCATCCTGCCCCTGCCATATAAAGAGCCATCAGCGGTTCTTGCCGCACTGCTTGACAAGATCGTAGACGAAGGCCGTCGCTTTGCAGCGACTGCGGATATGAAAGTGTCCGACATGTCTGCGCAGGCTCCTGTGGGAACTACGCTTGCCATCCTTGAGCGCCAGCTTAAAGTGATGACGGCTGTGCAGGCCCGTGTGCACTACGCGCTAAAGCAAGAGTTGCAGCTTCTGCGTGACATCATCCGTGACTACACAGATGACACATACTCATACGAGCCAGAAGGCGACGACGGCCCACGCGCTAAGAAGTCGGACTACGCGCATGTAGACGTTATCCCCGTGTCTGATCCCAATGCGGCCACCATGTCACAGCGTGTGGTGCAGTACCAAGCCGTTATTCAGATGGCGCAGATGGCTCCAGATATCTATGACCTGCCGCAGTTGCACCGCAACATGTTGGAGGTGTTGGGTATCAAGAACGCAGACAAGCTTATCCCGCTTGAAGAGGACATGCGGCCAACCGACCCTGTGACTGAGAACCAGAACATTCTGAAGCTCTCACCTGTCAAGGCGTTCTTGCACCAAGACCATCAGTCTCACATCACTGTACACACAGCGATGATCCAAGACCCGACAATTGCCCAGTTGATTGGTCAGAACCCCAAAGCCCCGCAGATGCAGGCCGAGCTTATGGCGCACGTTGCAGAGCACGTTGGGTTCATGATGCGTCAGAAGATTGAGCAGCAGCTTGGCATGTCTTTGCCGCCAGAAGACGAGAAGCTCCCGCCTCAGTTGGAGGTGGCTTTGTCGGGCATGATGGCTCAAGCGGCTCAGCAAGTGACTCAGCAGAACCAAGCGCAGGCGGCTCAGCAACAAGCCCAGCAACAAGCGCAAGACCCTGTGCTTCAGATGCAACAGCAAGAGTTGCAGATCAAGCAACAAGAGTTGCAGATTAAACAGCAAAAGGCGCAGGCCGATATGCAGTTGGCTCAAGCCGAGCTTGCTCTTAAACAGCAAGATATGCAGAACAAGCAGCAAAAGACGCAGATCGACGCTGCCACTAAAGCCGATGAGCTCAGGCTCAAGGAAGAAGAGATGCAAGGTAAGTACCAGCTCGAAGGTTTTAAAGCTGGACAACAATCCCGCCAAGCTGAACAACGCTTGGAGGCAGAACAAGAACGCGAGGGCGTTCGGTTAGGGGTTGACATTGCTAAGAGCCGTCAACAGACGGCAAACCCAAGACCAACCAAAAGGTAAACCTTCCAAATGATCCAAGAATTCGCATCCGTATTGCGCGACAAAATACGTACTGACATGAACAACTACGCAGATGACTTGGCTGCGGGATCGTGTCGAACATTTGATGATTACCAAAAACTCTGCGGGATTATTTCGGGTCTAGCCCTTGCAGAGCGTTATCTCCTCGACCTGCTACAGAAAGTTGAACAATCAGATGATTGAAACTGAATCAGGATTAATCCTGCCGCCAAACATCGTCTTACCAAAGCATATCCAGCAAATGGATTCGCCAGAAGAAGGCGCTGACAGTGAAACAAAAGCAGGTGCACTGCCGACCCCCACAGGTTGGAAGTTGCTGTGCGTTGTTCCAGAAGCAGACGAAAAGATTGCAGGGTCAAACCTGTATAAACCAACGGAGTTCATGCGCCAAGAAGAGACAGCCACCACGGTGCTGTTTGTATTGCGTGTAGGCCCCGATGCGTACAAAGACACCACCAAGTTCCCCACAGGCGCATGGTGTAAAGAAGGCGACTTCGTCTTGGTACGTACTTACTCCGGCACAAGATTCAAAATCTTTGGCAAGGAGTTCCGTCTCATCAATGATGACCAAATTGATGCTGTTGTGCAAGACCCCCGCGGTTTAACCCGCGCTTGAAAGGAAAGAAATGGCTGAACAATACAAGTTCCCCGACGAGCTTGACGACACCCCCGCACCCGTGGGATCGTCCGAAGTAGACGTCGAAATAGAGATCGTAGACGATACGCCTGAACGTGATAGAGGCCGCAAGCCCCTAGACCGCGAAGTCGCCGATCCAACCGATGACGAAATTGAGAACTACTCTGAAGGCGTTAAAAAGCGCATCAAGGAACTCACTCATGCCCGTCACGATGAGCGCCGTGTCAAAGAAGCGACAATGCGCGAAAAACAAGAGCTTGAGAGAGTGGCTCAGCACTTACTGGCTGAGAACAACAAGCTTAAACAATACGTGAATAATGGCGAGCAACAGTATGCCGCCACGATTCAAACTGCTACAGAAGCTGAACTGGCTATGGCCCGTAGAAAGCTTAAAGAAGCCCATGAAGCATTTGACACAGATGCGATCATTGCGGCTCAAGAGGAGTTGGCCGATGCGAAGATGCGTGCAACAGCCGCAAAAAATTTCAAGCCGACCCCTTTACAATACGATTCTGATGTAGTACAAACTAGTCAACAAGTACCCGAAGCGGCCCAACCGGACGATAAAACACTGCGCTGGCAGGCAAGAAACCAGTGGTTTGGATCACCCGGGTACGAGGAACTCACCAGCTTTTCACTAGGGCTGCATCAAAAACTAGTGAACTCGGGAATAGACCCCCGCTCTGACGAATATTTCGAGCGTATTGATGCTCGCATGAAAGCTACGTTCCCTGATGTTTTCGGTGGACAAGGCAGGCCGAAGTCCGGCGATGGCTCCAGAAAGCCTTCCACGGTTGTTGCCTCTGCGACTCGTTCGACAGGAGCAAAAAGAGTCCAACTAAGTCCAACGCAAGTTTCGTTGGCAAAAAAGTTTGGCTTAACCCCGCAGCAATATGCTGCTGAATTGGTAAAAATGGAGAAATCGAATGGCTGAAAACCGTACAAATCGTGACTTGGTGTCACGCGAAAAATCTGCTCGTGCTGTATACGTACCGCCGACAAACTTGCCTGATCCAACGCCTGAACCGGGCTACGTGTATCGCTGGGTAGCGACACATGTGCTGGGACAGTCGGAAGTGACCAACGTATCACGCAGAATGCGTGAAGGTTGGGAGCCGGTGAAGGCAGCTGACCATCCAGAATTGATGCTGTTGGGTAATGAAAAGACTGGGAACGTGGAAATCGGTGGCCTCATGCTCTGCAAGATCGCCAAAGAAAAAGCGGAAGCCCGTGACGATTATTACAACCAACAAGCTCAAAACCAGATGGAGTCAGTTGACAATAGCTTCATGCGACAAAATGACTCACGTATGCCGTTGTTTGCCGAACGCAAGTCGTCTTCAACGCGTGGTGGGTTTGGTTCTGGTTCTAAATAAATTTAGGAGTCCTTAAATGGCATCTACCGCTTCTCCCTACGGGCTTCGCCCCGTAAACCGCGTTGATGGCATGCCCTATGCAGGCGCAACTCAGACTTTTCTGATTGATCCTGCTGGCGAAGCCACCAACATTTTCTATGGTCAAGTAGTCATCATTGGCTCGGACGGCTATCTAGCCATTTCGACCGCTACTGGTGCTGACATCACCACCAACAACCTTGGTGGTAACGGCATAGGTGCAATCGGCGTTTTCGTTGGTTGTGAGTATGTCAATGCACAAGGCCAAGTGATTAACTCTCAGTACTACCCTTCCGGCACAACCGGCGTGGTAACAGCTAAAGTTATTACTGACCCGTTTGTTACTTTCCAAGCGCAGCTTGATGGTTCTGCCACTCAATCCGCATTGGGCACTAACACCTTCTTTGCCGCTGTGCAGAGCACCAGCACTGGTTCCACCACAACTGGTAACTCAACTAGCGCTTTGGAGTCCACCGTGGTTACCACTGCTGCGGCTTTCCGTATTGTGGGTTTTGTTGAGCTGGAAGGCTTCTCAGAAATTGGCGATGCGTACACTGATGTGTTTGTTAAATTCAACCCCAGTGCCCACTCGTATTTAAACAACGTAGGCCTGTAAGGAGTTAAACCATGGCAATTTCACGCGCACAACTACTTAAAGAGTTGCTCCCCGGCCTGAACGCATTGTTCGGTTTAGAGTACGCTCGCTACGGCGAAGAGCACAAAGAAATCTACGAAACAGAGAAATCTGAGCGTAGCTTCGAAGAAGAGACAAAGCTTGCTGGCTTTGGTTCTGCTCCCGTCAAGAATGAGGGTTCTTCCATTGCTTATGACAATGCGCAGGAAGCCTTCACTGCACGCTACAACCACGAGACTATCGCTCTGGGCTTCAGTATCACTGAAGAAGCTGTGGAAGATAACTTGTATGACTCTTTGTCTGCTCGTTACACCAAAGCTTTGGCCCGCGCCATGTCTTACACCAAGCAAGTTAAAGCCGCTTCCGTTATCAACAACGGTTTCAACGGTTCATACTTGGGCGGTGATGGCGTCACTTTGTTTGGTAACAACAGTTCTAGCACTCGCGTTGGTCACCCACTCGTTAACGGTGGTGTGAACTTCAACAGCCCTACAACTGGCGTTGACTTGAACGAAACCTCTTTGGAAAATGCTGTGATTCAAATCGCTGCATGGACTGATGAGCGCGGTCTGTTGATCGCCGCCAAGCCCCGTAAGATGGTGATTCCTCCAGCACTGATGTTCGTTGCTAAGCGTTTGCTTGACACCGAGTTGCGTGTTTCTACTGCTGACAACGATATCAACGCGTTGAAGCAGATGGGTGCAATCCCAGAAGGCTACACCGTTAACCACTTCTTGACCGACAGCAACGGCTGGTATTTGATTACCGACGTGCCAAACGGCATGAAGCACTTTGAGCGTATGCCTTTGGCTAACTCAATGGACGGAGACTTCGATACTGGTAACGTTCGTTACAAGGCTCGTGAGCGTTACAGCTTCGGCTGGTCTGATCCCCTCGGCATGTGGGGTTCTGCAGGCGCTTAATGCGTAAGGCGTTGGCGGTGTGGTGAGTACACACAGATCGACAAGACTAGGATGCTGGGTTTGAATCCCAGACAACGCCACTAAAAAGCTCCTTCGGGGGCTTTTTTATTTGTTGCATGTGTTTTTTATTTGGTGTATATTGCAATCAATCCGGGCTTATCCGGTGCATTAGACAGTCCCGGCTGACGACATACAGACTAATGCACTTCACTTGTATGTAAGGAAAAATCATGGCAACCACCACGTTCTCCGGCCCAGTCGTATCTAACAACGGCTTTGAAACGGGCACTTCTGCTTCTCCTCTTGCAGTAACTACAGCAGAAAACATTAACGCTGCATTTGCTACAACTTCAGCTTCCACTGGCGATACACGGCTTAGCTACAACAGACTGACCTTTACCTCTACAGGTTCAGGTGAAACATTTCGTGCTTTAACCCGAGTAACAGGCACTGGCGGCGCTACAGGCGGCACAATCAACGGTGCTCATATCTCCACTTCAATCAACACAGGCGGCACAATCTCTGGTGCGGCTAACGCTATTCGTGCAACCTTGGGAGGCTCCGTAGCTTCTCCCGGCGGTACTTTGGCTGTTCTGCAGTTGGACACAGATTATTCTGTTAACGCTACTTTGCCCGGCACAGCTTCGTTCATTCGCGTGTCTGACAGCGGCGCAAACACAGGTGAGATTCCTTTGTTGATGAACATTGAAACAGCCCCTGCTGCTACGATTGCGCCTACAGCAACCAGCGTTACTACTGTAGCCAAAGCAATCAAAGTGATGATTGGCGGCACTGTGTACTACGTTCCTGCGTACTCGACCTTTGCATAATGCAGATCACCAAGGAATTCTTGGAGTCTGAGATTAGTGAACTTGAGACTGAAGCACATAAGGCCCAAACCTTTTTGACTCAGGCTCAAGCCACAATCCAAGCGTACAAGATGCTTATAAACAGGTTAGACGCACCAGAACCGGAGCAACAACATGACGATGCAATATGACGTTAAGCAAGCGCATTTAAACCAAAGCGGTTTTTTTGTACTTGGGCGAAATCGCGTAAAAGGCGTTTCTTTTTATGGTGGTGGCGGAACTTTAGTTTTGTTTGACACAACCGTAGCCCCAGTAACTTCAAGCGTAACTTATGGCCGTAGTGGTACGACTGTAACTGTGACTAAAACTGCTCACGGCTTGTCTACGGGCGCTGTTGTTGGTATTCACTTTGTTGCTGGTTCAGGCGGAGCTGCCACAGATGGTAACTACACAATTACTAGGACAGGCGCTGACACGTTTACGCTTACGGACATCAATACTGGAACTATTACAGGTTCTCCAGCAGCGCTTTATGTCAGTGGCGCAAGTCGTTGGCTGATGACTTATGAGACGCACGCAACAGACGAGTTTCAGAATGCCCCCCTTATCCCCGGCGAAGGCGTATTGGCATTGAATGGAATTTATGCCTACATGAGTTCTATTGACGGGGCGCAGATTTACTATGGCTAAGTCACCAGCATGGCAACGCAAAGAGGGCAAGTCCGAGAAGGGCGGCTTGAACGCCAAGGGACGGGCCTCGTACAACAAGGCAAACCCCGGCAAGCCGGGCTTGAAGCGTCCTCAACCAGAGGGCGGCAAACGCCGCGACTCTTTCTGCGCCCGCATGGAAGGGATGAAGAAGAAGCTGACCGGAGAGAAGGCCAAGAAAGACCCGAACTCCCGCATAAACAAAAGCCTTCGGGCTTGGAACTGCTGATATGAGCGACGCTATTCAAACCGCCAGAGAGTTAGCCACGCATGCGTCTGACATCAAGCACTTGCAAGATGATATGGACAAGATGTTGGAGAACATGAAAACTATTCAGGCAACACTAGCGGCTATTGACAAAACACTGTCTGAAGCCAAAGGTGGCTGGAAAGTTTTAATGCTAGTTGGCGGAGCTAGTAGCGTTGTAGGCGCAGGTTTGGTTCAGCTTGTTAATTGGTACGCAGGCGGTAAATGATGCCGAGTACAAGCAAGAAGCAACACAATTTCATGGCGGCTGTGGCCAATAGTCCAAAGTTTGCTAAGAAAGTAGGAGTCCCGCAGTCTGTGGGAAAAGACTTTAATGAGGCCGACAAAGGCCGTAAATTTTCTAAAGGTGGTGATACTATGGCTTCCAAAATGAATCCCGGTTTTATGGCAATGATGGCCAAGAAAAAAGGCGCAACTAAAATGGCTAATGGCGGCATTACAACTGCCAAAATGGGCTCAGTTCGCACTGCGGCTCCTAGCAAAGACGGTATTGCTTCTAAAGGCAAAACCAAAGGCACTATGGTTAAGATGTCCGGTTCTACGCCCTTGGGCATGAAAAAGGGCGGCATGACCAAGAAGATGAACATGGGCGGCAAGACCTGCTAAGGAGTCAACATGGCTACTAGTGCATTTGGAAAAGCGTTCCGTGAAGCCCGTGCATCGGGCAATAAAACTTTTACCTTCAACGGCAAGAAGTACACCACAGAGATGGCTCCTGAAGAGCAAAAATCTCTTGGCGGCAAGCCTAAGATGGGCGCATCCGTCCCTCGTGATTCATACACGCGCAGGGGCGAGATCATGACGTCTAAAAATGCCAAGCCGCGTGACGAGTATGTTCGCAGTGGCCAGAAGTCTTTTGACACAGAACGTGAGCCAGAACCGTTGGCGGAACCAAACAAGCCCGGCACTAACGTCCGTTATGAAAACACGGATGTTTCCGACATGACGTATAAGCGTGGCGGTAAAGTCAAGAAAATGGCTTCTGGTGGCATGACTTCCAAGGCTTCTAGCCGTGGTGACGGTATTGCTCAGCGTGGTAAAACACGCGGCAAGACCTGCTAATGTCATGATGGCAAGCCGCGGTATGGGGGATATTTCCCCCTCTAAAATGCCAAGCGGCAAGCGTAAGGCTCGCCGTGATGACACTGACTTTACCCAGTACAAAGAGGGTGGTAAAGTCAATGCTGCTGGCAATTACACAAAGCCCGGTCTTCGCAAGAAGATTGTGTCTCAAGTAAAAGCCGCAGCAACTCATGGCACTGGTGCAGGTCAGTGGTCGGCTCGTAAAGCTCAGCTCGTTGCCAAGAAGTACAAGGCGGCTGGCGGGGGTTACCGAGATTGAAAGCGCCTCAAAAATCATTGAAGGACTGGGGCGACCAGAAATGGAGAACCAAAAGTGGTAAACCGTCTAGTAAAACTGGTGAGCGATACCTTCCAGAAGCTGCGATCAAATCTCTCAGCCCTGCGGAGTACGCTGCAACTACCAAAGCCAAAAGAGCCGGAAAAAAAGCCGGAAAACAATTCGTAGCGCAACCTAAAACGATCGCAAAGAAAACGGCAGGCTTTAGATGACCATCTCAGGAACAGCAAACTTTAACCTTGATCTTTCTGAGATCGTAGAAGAAGCGTTTGAGCGTTGCGGCAGTGAGTTGCGCACGGGCTATGACCTGCGCACGGCTCGTCGTTCCTTGAACTTGATGTTTGCTGATTGGGCAAACCGCGGTATCAACATGTGGACATTTGAGCAGGGCACGATCAACCTGACTCCGGGCTTAGCTACCTACGCTTTGCCAACAGACACAGTGGATTTGCTGGAGCATGTGATTCGTACAGGAGCCGGTAGCGCGTCTACCCAAGCTGACTTGACCATCACACGTATCAGTGTTTCTACGTACGCCACGATCCCAAACAAGCTTCAGCAAGCTCGCCCCATTCAGTTGTGGTTTCAGCGCTTGGATGGCCAGCGTTCGGCCATCGGTACAACCCTGTCGTCTACCATCACATCAACAGACACGACCATCACAGTAGCTTCTACTGCGGGTTTGGCAACCACAGGCTTTGTGCTTATTGGGACAGAGACCATCAACTACGGCTCCGTCAGCGGCAACCAACTGCTGTACTGCACACGCGGTCAGGCAGGAACAACGGCAGCAGCTCATACTGCAGGCGCACCTGTGTACGCACAGAACCTGCCCTCTGTTACTGTGTGGCCAACCCCAGACAACAGCCAGACGTACCAACTTGTGTACTGGCGCATGCGCCGTATTGATGACGCTGGTGGCGGCGTGAACACAATGGATGTGCCGTTTAGATTCTTGAACTGCATGGTGGCAGGTTTGGCGTACTACTTGGCTTTGAAGATTCCCGATGGGGCGCAGCGCCTTGATGTCTTGAAAGCTCAGTACGATGAGGCTTGGCAGTTGGCGTCTGATGAAGACCGCGAGAAGGCGGCTGTTCGTTTTGTGCCTCGTCAGATGTTCATTGGAAGCGGTACGTAAATGGGCAATCGGTTTGCTTCTGGGAAAAACAGTATCGCCATGTGCGATCGCTGTGGTTTTCAGTTCAAGTTAACTGCCTTGAAGAAAGAAGTTCTCAAGACAAAGCTTTACAATTTGCTTGTGTGCCCTACGTGTTGGGATCCAGATCAGCCGCAGTTGCAGTTGGGTATGTATCCAGTAGATGACCCCCAAGCAGTGCGTAATCCTCGGCGGGACACAACGTATGTAACCGCTGGCCCGAACTCGCAAGGTTCTTTGACGGGTGGTTCACGAGACATTCAGTGGGGCTGGAACCCTGTTGGTGGATCAAGAAATTTTGACAATGGACTAACGCCAAACTACTTGGCATTAGCGGTGCAAGTTGGTACAGTAACGATAGCGATTTCATAGGAGCCTGAAATGGACAAAAAAGATTTAGCCCAAGACAAGAAGATGATTAAGTCTGCTGTGGGTAAGCATGAGAAAAACATGCACCCCGGCAAAAAGCCTACAAAGCTTAAAGCTGGCGGCAAGACCAACAGCGATATGCTGAAATACGGTCGCAACATGGCCAAGGTTATGAACCAGCGCTCTGTTGGTCGTGGAGGCTAATCATGGCCACATACAAGCAACCCACAAAAGTTGCCAACGTCGTCGTTGGTGAGATGCCTGTCAAGCAAGCTTTGAAAGCTAACCAATCGTTGGCCAATGAGCGTAGCAACCCTTACGAGGGTACTAAAACTTCTGGCATTAAAATTCGCGGTACTGGATGCGCCACCAAAGGCGTGATGGCCCGTGGCCCAATGGCGTAAAACATGAACTACACTGAGCTTGTAACTGCGGTCTCCGATTACACGGAGAATACGTTTGAGACCTCTGAGATGAACACGTTCATCGAGCAGGCTGAGCAGCGCATTTACAACTCGGTTCAGTTCCCTTCCATTCGCAAGAACGTGACTGGTCAGACAACAACAAGCAATAAATATCTGCAGTGCCCATCAGACTTTTTGGCGGTGTACTCTATGGCTGTTGTTACAGATGTGACAGGCGGGGATATAAACACTGGTACGTACGAGTATTTGCTTAATAAAGACGTTAACTTTATCCGTCAAGCGTACCCCACCCCAAATGATACAGGCACCCCCAAGTACTACGCACTGTTTGGCCCACGCTCTGATGACGAGACAGAGTTGTCTTTTATTCTTGGCCCAACACCTGATGCGCAGTATTACGTTGAACTGCACTATTACTACTACCCAGAGTCTATCGTGACTGCAGGCACTTCGTGGCTTGGCGATAACTTTGATTCGGTGTTGCTGTACGGCACACTGGTAGAAGCGTACACATTCATGAAGGGTGAGACCGACATGATGCAGTTGTATGATGGCAAGTACAAAGAAGCCCTTCAAATGGCTAAACGTTTGGGTGATGGTCTGGAGCGTTCCGACAGCTACAGAAGTGGACAGTCTCGTGTGGCACCGCTACCTCAGAATAGAGGAGTGGTATGAGTATTGTTCAGACCGCCACCACATCGTTTAAGACCGAGCTATTGCAGGCGGTTCACAACTTTGGCCCTACATCGCCCAACACTTTTAAGATTGCGCTGTACACAGCCGCGGCTGATCTGAACGCTACGACCACGGTGTACACAACACTAAATGAAGTCGTAGGCACGGGGTATACGGCAGGCGGCAACACTTTGGTTATCAGCGTCTCGCCTACGGCAAGCGACAACAGCTATAGCATCCCAACGGCTTTCATCTCGTTTGCCAACACATCGTGGGCAGCAGCTTCGTTTACGGCTAGAGCCGCGCTAATTTACAACGCCACACAGGGCAACAAGTCTGTGGCCATCCTTGACTTTGGCTCTGACAAGACAGTCAACGGCACGGCATTCACCATTGAATTCCCAATAGCCAACTCAAACAGCGCCATTGTGCGCATCTCTTAAGGACACACCATGACCACAGAAAAACTCAAAGTAACCGATCACATTTCTAGCGGTTTTATTGCCGGTACTAAATCGGGCGAAGAAGCTAAAGCTACAGGTGTTTACCACATTGAGTGCCACGATAAAGATGGTAACTTGAAGTGGTCTGCTGACACAAAGAACTTGGTGGTTAATGCTGGTTTGGCTTACATGGCCGGTACCGCTTTGACTTCAGTAACCCAGATCACAACTTGGTACATTGGCCTGTATGGTTCTGGTGCGTCCAATACGCCTGCGGCTGGTGACACGATGGCTTCTCACGCTGGCTGGACTGAAGTTGTTCCTTACAGCAATGCAACCCGTGTGGCCGCTACGTTTGTAACAGCTACGACAGCGAACCCTTCTGTGGTGACTAATGCGGCTTCTCCAGCTACGTTTAACATCAATGCGACTTCTACTGTTGGTGGCGCGTTCCTGACAAGCGATAGCACTAAGAATGGCACGACTGGCACATTGTTCTCAGCGGCTGACTTTAGTGCGCCCGGTGATCGTTCGGTTGTGTCTGGTGACATCATCTCTGTAACTTACACATTTAGCTTAGCAGCTTGAAATGTCTGATGGCGGCTGGGGTTCAGGCACATGGGGTCAAGCTGGGTGGGGTAATTCAGTATATGACCGGGATGTTGCTGAAACTGCGACAGGAGCGGATGCCGATTCATCAGTTGTTAGTTTAGTTTCTGCGGTTGGTGAGACTGCCACGGGATCAGATGCTATTAGCGCATTGGCTACATTTGGTGTGGCAGTCAGCGAGACAAGTACAGGCTCAGACGCAATAAGTGCAACGGCCACATTTAGGTCTGCGGTAAGTGAGTCAAGTACGGGATCGGATGCGATTAGTGCTATCCCAACGTATGGGGTGTCTGTTTCTGAAACGGCTACTGGGTCTGATGCGGATGCGGCGTTTGCCAACTTCTTGGGAACGATTCTTGAGAGCGCAACGGGTACAGATGCGACTGCATCAGCGTTCACATTCTTAGCGTATATTGTTGAGAGTGCAACTGGATCTGATGCGATATCGAGCAATTTTGCTGTTAATGCATCGGTCAGTGAGTCGGCCAGTGGAAGTGATGTGGTTAGTTCCATCCCGACATACGGGGCGACAATCAATGAGACTGCAACAGGAGCTGATGTAGCGGCGGCGCTGGCTTTGTTTAGGGCTTCGGTTGTGGAGCTGGCAACGATATCGGATTTGATAGTTGGGCGGCCTTTGTGGGAAATTATTGATGACACGCAGACCGCAAACTGGCAAAATATTAACAACGTGCAGTCTTCGGGCTGGGCACAGATTGACAACACTCAAAGCGCTGGGTGGAATCAAATCGACACAAATTAGGAGCATTGAATGACTACAGCATATACATCACTCTTGGGTCTGGCCCTTCCAGTCACAGGCGAATTGAGCGGCACTTGGGGTGACACTGTAAACAACAGCATTACATCTCTTCTGGACACCTCTGTTGCGGGTACAACCAACGTTAGTACTGATACTGATGTCACACTGACCACAACCACGGGCGCTGCAAATACGGCTCGTCAAGCGATTCTCTTGTTCTCAGGTGCGCGTACGGCATTGCGTACGGTTACAGCGCCAGCGCAGTCAAAGATTTATACGGTTATCAACGCCACCACAGGCGGCTTCTCTGTTAAGTTGGTAGGTGCTGGCCCAACGACTGGTGTGACCATTGTTGCTGGTGAGTCTGCTGTTTGTGCGTGGAATGGTTCTGACTTTGTGAAGGTGAGTAACACTTCTGGCTCGGGCACATTTACAAACCTGACAGTGACGGGCAATTTGACCGTTAACTCTTTGACCGCTACGCGAGTTCCATACGCAAGCACCAGCGGTTTGTTAGTTGACTCTGCCAACATGACATTCAACGGCACACGCTTGACGGTTGCTGACCTTGCTGATTCGGGCTTGACTTCGGGTCGTGTGGTTTACGCAAGTAGCGGTGGTGCGTTGGTTGATTCGGCTAACCTGTTGTACTCTGGTACTGACCTGACTGTTTATGGTCTAACAGTAGGCCGTGGTGCAGGTGCTGTGTCTACCAATACTGCGGTGGGTGCTAGTGCTTTGGCGGCTAATACGACTGGTGGGGCAAATGTTGCCTTGGGACAGCAGGCGCTACTTACAAACATTACAGGCAACGACAACACTGCTCTGGGTCGACGGGCGCTTTACTCCAGCACCGCAAGCAACAACACGGGAGTTGGTAGCGAGGCGTTAATCAACAACACAAGCGGTGCGGCAAATACCAGTGTTGGTACTTTTGCACTCCAAGCCAACACCACAGCATCAGAAAACACTGCTGTAGGTTATCAAGCACTCACTCTTAACACCACAGCGTCAAACAACACGGCAGTTGGCTATCAAGCGGGATTTGCTAATACAACTGGTGCAGAAAACACTGCTATGGGTTGGAAGGCTTTGTTTTCAAATACAACTGGTCAATACAACTCGGCTTTTGGTCTAGGTTCTTTGCAACTCAATACGACTGCATCTTATAACTCTGGCAGTGGTCAGCAAACGCTTTTTGCTAATACAACAGGCGCAAACAACACAGCGCAAGGTTATCGTGCTTTGTTTTCTAACACCACAGCATCAAATAGCACTGCCGTGGGTTATCAGGCGGGATACGCCAATACTGCGGCACAGACAACAGCGGTTGGTTCATTTGCTTTAGCTAGTAACACTACAGGTGCATCAAATACGGCTGTAGGAACGGCTGCCGCATTTAGCAACACAACTGGTACGCTAAACGTTGCTATTGGTGACAACGCTTTTTATATAAACACAACAGGTTCAAATAACACAGCTATTGGTCGTCAAGCGCTTAACTCCAACACCACAGCATCTAACAACACTGCTGTAGGCTATCAATCTGCTTACAGTAATACTACAGGAAATAGCTCAGTATTTCTTGGATACCAAGCTGGTTACAGTCACACCACAGGGGCACAGAACGTAGCAATTGGTGATCGACCAATGTTTTCAGGTGCTGTATCTGGCAACTTCAATAACGCTATTGGTGCATTTGCGCTCAGAAACCTGACCAGCGGTTCATCAAACGTTGCCATTGGAAACGATGCCCTACAAGCCAACACCACAGCATCTAACAACACTGCTGTAGGATATCAGGCGGGTTATAGCGGCACGACTGGAACTAGCAATACTGTTTTAGGCAAAACTTCTTTATACAGCACTACTACAGGCTCTTACAACACCGCAATTGGTGGCCCTGATTCTGGTGGTCAATCCACAATGGGAACCAATACAACTGGTTCACAAAACACGGCAGTTGGCTCTGGGGCTTTGTCTTTTAACACCACAGCAAATAACAATACTGCTGTAGGTTATCAAGCGGGGTACGCCAACACGACTGGTACTCAAAATACCTACCTTGGTGGCATTGTGGCTCAAAACGCCACAACTGGTAGCTATAACACGGGGGTTGGTTTCCAAGTATTCGTAAACTCTGGCGTTATCGCCAACAATACTGCTGTTGGCTATTCAGCTTTGGCTAATGTACAAACTAACAACAATACTGCTGTTGGATATGGCGTAGCAAGCGCTACAACGTCTGGTCAACACAACGTGGCTATGGGTGGTAATGATGCCGCAAGCCAAGCTACTTTTGCCGCTAACACAACTGGTTCGTACAACGTAGCCATTGGCATGGCGGCACTTCGGAACAACACTACAGCGAACAACAATACGGCAGTGGGCTATGGTGCGGCTTATTCAAACACAACGGGTTCAAGCGTAACTGCAATCGGTTTAAACGCACTACGCAATAACACCACAGCAAGTAACAATACAGGTGTTGGTCACGATGCTTTAGTGTTCAACACAACTGGTAGTGGTAGCGTAGCTGTTGGTAAAGAAGCCTTGTACGCCAACACCACAGCAAATAACAACACCGCAGTTGGATGGCAAGCTGGGTATACCGGAACAACGGCTACTAACAATGTAATTGCAGGGGCGCAATCAGGCTATAGCATTACCACTGGGAGTTCAAACACATTGCTTGGTGTTGTTGCTGGATATTATTTAACAACAGGCAGTAACAACACCTTTGTGGGTTCTGGTCAGTCTGGATATGGTGCGGGGTGGTTAGTTACAACAGGTTCTAAGAACACCATCCTAGGTGCTTACAGCGGCAACCAAAGTGGCTTAGACATTCGCACAGCAAGCAACCACATCGTGCTGTCTGATGGGGATGGACAAATTGGTTTTATTGCAAACGGCTCGGCAACCAGTGGTAGATTTGTTCAAAATGATGGTGTTCAATTTATTCCGGGCACTGACAATGCAATGGGACTAGGTGCGGCTTCATATCGTTGGACAACTGTTTACGCTACAACAGGCACAATTAACACATCAGATGTAAATCAAAAGCAAGACATCGCTTCACTTGATGACGCTGAAAAGCGTGTGGCTGTCGCAATTAAGTCTCTCATCAAGAAATATCGTTTTAAAGATGCTGTTGCTAAAAAAGGTGATGCCGCCCGTATTCACGTTGGTGCTGTTGCTCAAGAAGTACAAGCCGCTTTTGTTGCAGAAGGCTTAGACCCAGCACGATATGCTTTATTCTGCTCTGACACTTGGTATGAGGTTGACGGTAAGGCTAAAGGAATAGACCTTGTGCATTACACAGAAGACACGCCAAATGCAATAAAAGTTACACGACTTGGATTGCGCTATGAAGAACTATTGGCATTTGTAATTGCCGCACTTTAACCCCTGAAAGGAAAATCATGACTATTGAAACACAAACCCCAACCGCAGAAGAAATTGCTCGTCACTACAGTGCCGCAATGGACTCAGTAAACCTGATTAACGCAGGACAGCCAGAAGGCATGACTGCTGAAGATTGGGCTGACACTGTTGCTCGTAACAAAGAGCATCTCAAGATCATGCTGGCTAAAGATTTCTGGACATCAGAAGACTTAGCGCCACTGCAAGCCGCATCAGCATAACGGGAAGCCACCACCCGACCTTGGTGGCGCATTAAAGGAAACATCATGGGAAAAAATGAAAAGACCCCTGTGACAATCGATGGCGTTGAGCACCAGTTTGAAGACCTGACACCCCAGCAGCAAGCGCTGTTGAACCATGTCGCAGATTTGGATCGCAAACTAGACTCAGCAAGATTCAACGTAGATCAACTCCAAGTGGGCCGCAATGCCTTCTTTGAGTTACTGAAGCAAGCTCTGGCCGAACCCAAGGTGTCTGACGTAGAACCTAAGTAACCTTGTCTGGGGGCTTCGGCCCCCGCTGTTTGGTTACTGGAATTTGTTTTGAGTTGTACCTATGATTCCAATAGACCCGATAACAGCGTTAGAAGGACTACAGACTGCAATCAGCGTAGTCAAAAAGGCAAGCAAGGTCGCAAGTGATCTGGCTGGATTGGCTCCATCTATCGCTAAGATGTTTGATGCTAAGAGCACCGCTACCAAGGCGATGCTTCAAGCAAAGCGTACAGGTGGTAAATCCAACCTAGGCGCGGCGCTACAGATTGAGATGGCCTTGGATGAAGCCAAGCGGTTTGAAGAACAGCTAAAGATGCTGTTCATGCAGGCTGGCCGCATAGACGTTTGGAACGCCACCAAGGCTCGGCAAGCTGAGATGGATAGAGATGATGCCAGAGAAATGGCAGAGTTAAAGGCTGAAGAGAAGAAGCGCAAGGAAGCCGAGCAGGAACAGATGGAGTGGGCAGTTGGAATTGTCGTGATCGTGATGCTCTTAGGTGCAGTTGGCTGGGGGCTTAACGAGATGGCTGAACTGTGTGCCAAGACAAGGTGTGGTCGGTGAATGAGTACCAGAAACAGTTTGACCTCTTCCTTAAAGTCTTTGTCAGGCTGTGTGTGGCGTGGTGGGTGCTTGGGTTTCTTAAATTCCTGCCAGACGATCTGTCTGACAAGATTGTGAACAAAATACTTGGGGTGTTTGGTCTATGAGTGACGAAAAGCCATCAGACGTATTGAGCA